CTGAACTTAAGAACTGTTTTAGTCGTTGTTAATGTGTTTAACGTCGTAATTTATTTAGAGCAGAGCAAGCAGCCCAGTCAGCACCGAACCTGCTGTCGTGGCCATCCATGACAGATTTTCGGTAGCTTTGGGGTGAGCTGCTATTCCAGTTAATGTGTGCGCGGCCACCGTACCAGCTGCCTGCACGAATTTCTTCGCATGAGCACTGGAATCACGATCATGAGGCATCATGAGCGCCTGGGCGGTGGTAGTCACGGCGGCGTGACCAGCGGGATCAGATAGACTTGGAATGAGCCCCCTAATAGCAGGCCCTTGCACTTCAAGTACAGCGAAAGCTTCGTACTCAAAGGACACGGGCGTGCCGGCAGCGGGAGCTTGGATGAAGAAGCCCATAATTGGATTCGGCGTGTAGCCAGCAGCGGGATTAAACGCTCCTCCATACGAACCAAGGTTGAAAGTATATTGCAACTCCGATTCCTTGGCAGGACAGAAAAGCGTGGTCATCCACTTCTGTTGAGGACGGAAGCGGCGTGCACATTCAAATGCATTCATCTGAGCAAAGTTGAACCCATTGAGAGTGGTGTGATTAGCTACAGTAGCACCTGCTACCACACCACCTCGATTGAGCTCTGTTGATGAATAACGAATTCGAAGGCCGGCACCAACAACCCTGGCTGTTCCGAGAAGACTGTTCGCGGTAGTGTTACCACCACCTGTTGGGAAGTCTGTGCTCGAATAGTCAGAGTTGGAAGTTGAGAGCTGGACACCTGCGCCTGTTGAGGCGGACGCAGTGCCTCCGAATGTTGCATCTGAGGAGTACACGCAGCCGAGGTCCTTTGCAGCTGTGGCATAAGGGTCGAACGTGCAGAATCCAAATTGGAGAGTCCCAGTAGAAAAGAAACCTTTCGACCAAACGCGCATTCTCCTTGAAGGAAGCGGCGGGTAATCCGGGATGCTGCCGAGCGGGCCATCGAACGGGTTCGCCAAGGTTTCTGCGTATTCTGTCGCTGGGAGCGACAGGATATCAGAGATCTTGGACGGCCGTTGTATTGCCTTCGGGCGGTTACCGAGTTTGCGGTTTGATCGATCGTGTTTCTCAACCCTTCTTTCCGAAAGTGAGACTTGCTTCGCCATCTGGCGGGAACGTTTGGAAATCGCTTTGTTGCTGTTGTTTTCCATGACATAAATTTTGGACGCACTACTATAGCCCCCCCGTCGTGAATCGGGTATTTCTAGGTCGGGGCTGGAAGTCATGTCATCTAAGCTACATAATCAGGCACGTCTTGGAGGAAGCAACGAGTGAAATCCGGGATTTCTTTCCAGAAATTGGTGTCCCAGTTTTCAATCATCCTTTCCAACTGTCCAAGACTGTAAGCCGTTAGGTCATAGTGGCGACAAAAGTCGACATCGATATCTCCAACCGTTACTGCGTCATGCTGTGGGCCATACCAGTAATTGCGGTCGTTATCGTGTATCGCTTTGATTTTTCCTTCACGTCTAGGTCCGGCTATTCGTTGAAACAGGGCTAATAAGGAGCGAATTACAGGCACCGACCTGAAATGCTTATAGCTATCAACGAACGCGTTTTGGTAGTCAGATACTGAGAGATCTGTCCTAGGATCAGCAACGTAACACTGCTTCACCGCCAATCGGAACACTTTTGGAATCCAGTAAAAAGTCCCTCTATCATCCTGCAAGAAGATCCCGCTGAGGTAATCTACCGACTGAACGCTCCCAATGTGGACTTTGGGCTCGAAGCCCAAGTCACAATAGGTTTGCTCAATCGGTGAGACGTCCTCTCGAAGGAAAGCATCTTGGTTTAAGTACACTTGGTACTGACCAACGCTTCCTCCAATTGCGGAATTTCCATTACAGGTGTTAGGGTTACCAGAACACATGTTCCAACTGGCCCGAAACTTGCCGCCATGCTTAATGGACGTCAAGTGGATATCGCGAGTAGTGTCAGCTAACACTCTCACAACATCTCTTCGGACCCCGCACACTGTCATTAGGACTTCCTGAATTCTCCAGGAGTTTTCGCTGTGCGTCGTGTCAAACGAGGAAAAATCATTTGCCATACATCTCACGCCATTGGCCGTGGGAAATACAGTCAAATTGTCGTCACCTAAGACATAAACGGTGACACAAGCATACCAAGTATTCAGTTCGCCGTCCCAAACCCGAGCTCGAGTAAAAGCGTTGTTAAAGCTTCTACTGAGCTTGGCTTGAGTCCAGCCAACTGTGAAATGCACTCTAGGAAGGTTCCGTAGCTGAGCACGAACTGTTGGATCGGCAATTCGACGAGAGCACCATCGAAACCACTCCACCAACGTGTGATCAAATCCGTGAACAGCAGGTCCGCAGAAAACCTGAAAGGCGTCAGAAGCTGCAACGATTACTCGCGGCAACTTCCCAGCCTTGAAAGTTTTCTCGACCTTCACGAAAGCCTTCTTCGTTCTCCACCCATTAACCCTGGCTAAGTCAGGGCTGCTGATCATGTGTGGCAGCACTTCACAATTCCCCAGCGTATCAACCTTCAGGTTGGCGGCATACGTGTCGTATGCGCCCCTGACCTCCGCTGGCGCGTTTCTTTTCGCCTGATCCAGTAATAACCTAAGAGCACGAGTGTAATTTTTCCTTTGCTTGGACAAAGGTCGCGACAAAATCCACTCGTCAAAAGTCTGTTCATTGGGCGTTGGCACGAACGGTTCTCGGCCCTCCAACACATAGTTTCCGTCTTGATCCACTTGCATTCTTCGTGCATAGTGACCGGAAACAAAGTCCTGTGATGTGAGAGCTTCAAACCAAACGTGAAACGCAGCCCAGACTTGGGGGTTAAACTGAGGCTTAGCCTTAAGAAAGCGTCCCACAACAGCACATTCGGTGTTGTGGGAAGAAGTATTGAATACTTGGACCTCCAGTCCATTAAATGATGGTAAGATTCTTTGGTAGTATCTCAACGTTGGTGTTGTAGGGGCTACTTTTTCTAGCACACTACCCGGAACGGCCAACGGAATCAATTCCTCAATTGATAACGTGGTTTGTTTCATTTGGAGTTTGACTTCCTGATTAACAAACCGATGGGCTTCCGCGTTGAAATACCTCCAGACTCGGGATATGATGTCAGCACCATAGCGCTTGACAAAGGGAAGAAGGAGAAAAATCACAGGTAACTTGCAGACTGTTAGGAGCAGTCTCAAGCGGGAACGAGGGTCCCTGTACCAGTACCGTAAAAGCACATAGCGAGCTAAACCCCACAATGCCGTGTATGCCACAGCTCCAACGCAAAGGGCGTCGAAGTAACTGTGGAAACACGCGACACTGCTGATCGCTGTTATGAGCCGCCTGTCCTGGCCATACGCTGCATGAATTGCAACTTCCTTCACATATTCTAAGGAGATTCCTTTGGGAACAAGTCCTTCGTTCTGACGCGTCCACGCGCGGGCGTCATTACGCAACTTGTCGAAATCTTCTTTTGTCGAGCCTATTCCGTTCTGCAGATACCTGACCAACTTCTCTGGGAGATGTACGGGCGCTATCTGAGATGGAGTGCACGGCCAAAGCCGATGCGCGATCTTCCCCAAAACCGGAAAACCTTCGCAAAAGGCGGTGTAAGCTGAAGATTGTGAGAAATCAGCTTGGACACCACCCCTTACGTCGGTAAACAAGAAAGGAGAAGGACGCATCAACTTGATCGAAAACACCCCGGGAATAACATTCCACCATTCTGGAATTTCGTGCCTCATAAGAGGGACGGGAGGGCTTGCGAGCGAACTGACCGGAACGATCGCGTAGGAATTTAAGAAGGTTCCAAAGAGACTGTTCTTGTAATTACGTACGAGGCATTCGCCCCCCCGAATCGCAAGAACCTTCTCCCTGAGAAACCAACTTGGCAAACAGTGATCATATGTTTCATCAGCGACGAACTTTACCATTAACTGATCATCGACGGAGTAGTACAAGGAGTACTTCGCTTCGTCGATGGTGCCACATCCGTCTTTTACGCTGAACGCATGTTCAACGGAATAGAGGGGACACCCTTTCAACTGAGCTTTTTCGGCTAAACGCCAAATTTCATCTTCAGTTAAATGGTATGCTGTATGAACCATAATGATCACGTTGAAATCCCAAACGCAATCGCAG